CTCCCTATGAGTGTGAAGACGATTGCGAAGACTTTCGATCTGCCTATTCAGAAAGGGGAGATTGACTATAAGAAGCCGCGCTCCGTCGGCTACTCCCCTACCCCGGAGGAGTGGGCATATCTGCGCACGGACGTGGAGATCATGTCACGTGCGCTCGTGATTGCGTCGAACATGGGGATGGCGGGTCTTACCGTGGCTAGTGATACGTTGAAGAATTTCAAGGACTCCAAACAAGGCGAGAGAGGATTCAGGGAGTTGTTCCCCATTGTTCCCGACGAATGGGATGATGAGATTCGTCGGGCTTATCGTGGCGGGTATACGTATGTGAATCCTGAGTATGCGAAGCGCTTGGTTGGTCCGGGGCATGTGTATGATGTGAATTCCTTGTACCCGACCGTGATGCGCATGCGTCCCCTCCCCTATGGCATGCCTCAGCGGAAGGCTCATATTCCTGAGTCAGGTTTGTTCATTGTTTACGCGAGCGTGAGTTTCAGGTTAAAGCCTGGCATGCTCCCCTGTATCCAGTTGAAGAACAATATGCGGTTCATTGGTACCGAATATTTGCATGAGGCCGAGAATGTTGACTTGGGGATGACATCGGTTGACCTCGCTCTATATTGCGATCATTATGATTTTGTGATTCATGATGTGCATTACGTATACGTGTTTGAATCGACAACAGGCCTGTTCAACGACTACACGGACAAGTGGAAGAAAGTAAAAGAAGAATCAACGGGCGGCGTGCGAGCGATTGCCAAACTTTATTTGAATAGTCTGTATGGCAAGTTCGGTACGCGGCGCACCGTGACCGGCAAGAGGCCCATTCTCAAGGACGGTTGCGTGGCACTCGTTAAGGCTGAACACGAGGAACGAGACCCCGTATACACGGCGATGGCATGTTTTATCACCGCGTGGGCCCGGGACTTCACGATACGGGCCTGCCAGGAGAACCGCGACTCGTTCTGCTACGCCGACACCGACTCTATGCACCTATTGCGTGAGGCGACGGGGATCGTGGAGCATCCGAGTGATTTCGGTGCGTGGAAGTGCGAAGCTGATTTCGAGGTCGCGGTGTACAATCGCGCGAAGCAGTATGGTGAGCGAATCAACGGTGTTGACGAGATTCATGTAGCGGGCCTACCGAAGAACATTGCGAAAAACGTCACAGTGGAGGATTTGCTTTCAGAACAGATATGGCATGGTAAACTGGTACCACACAAAGTCCCCGGGGGCGTAGTCCTCAGGGAAACGCACTTTACATACAAGGTTGACTAACATGAGCAAGAAGAATGTGACTACTACGATTTCCACCGACCTGTACGCTTTCCTCGACGAGAGGCACTGGGCGGAACGCAAGAGCCTGTCCGCACTTTTGGCCTCAATGATCGAGCACGCTGCTGTGCAGGAACTGGGTTATGAGCCGCCGGCCGCGGAGTCGGATGACGCCGCGTGAGGATAGCCTACGGCGTGAAGCCGCCTGACGCGATGTTCTTGAGACTGGCTGTCTTCGTCAGCTGCTCTCCGTCAAGCCGGTGATATGATAGGGTGAGTGCATGAGCACTCACCCTATCTTTATGTGAGGAAGCAATGGATTTCCATAATATGATTGACGCAATTCAGAATCCAGGTGAGGAGGGGATCCCTGAAGGCATTTACGATGATCTTCGCGGGGCTTATGATTCTCTTCAGGGTAATTTTGATGCCGCCTCGGAGAAGATCAAGAGTCTGACCGACGAGAACACTGGATTTAAGGACCAGATCTCGGACCTCAAGTCCAAGTCGTACGATCTCATGACTCAGATTGGGCTGAAGAACGACGACAAGGGCAATGATGACTCGTCCGCCGCTGTGAACGGGCCGAGTGATGATGGTAGTATTGATGCGTTCTTTGCCAATAAGGAGGGCAAGTAATGCCTAGGAACCTTGGGGGCGTCCGCCCCTTCGACAATGTTGAGATCATGAACCGTATCCGCAATGATGCGTCGTATGATTACCAGCGGCGCATTCCGGATGTGACCAAGGCCAACGTCACTGAGACAGTGCGTGGGCTCATGCAGTACACTCCCGCATGGAACGAATTCACCGACGCTCTTATCAACCGCGTGGGCTCGTATATCACGCGGGATATCTCGTGGAAGAACCCGTTGGCCCCGTTCAAGCGCAACTCCATTCAGTTCGGTGATACGATTGAGGAAGTACAGGCGGGCCTCCTGCGCGCCTACTCCTACTCCCCCGACCGGGAGTACGGGGAGAAAGCGATCTTCGGGACGGAGAAGCCCGACATCGCCTCGCAGTTCCACACCGTGAACCGTCAGGAATTCTACAAGATCACGGTTAACCGCGACCAGCTTCGCAGGGCTTTCCTGGACGACAGCGGCTTGCAGACGTATCTGAATCAGATCCTCCAGATGCCCGCCACGTCTGACTCGTGGGATGAATTCCTCCTCACCATGAGTCTTCTGAGGGAGTACCAGGACGGGGGTGGTTTCTGGCACACTCAGGTGCCCGACCTTCAGTCCCTCGGCGCCACCAAGGCGGACGGGGAGACCTTCATTAAGAAGGTTCAGGCCTGCGCCGGCAATCTCAGGTTCCTCGACACGAAGTACAACGCGGGCAAGATGCCTGTGTGGGCGCGCCCCGAGGATCTCATTCTCATTACGACTCCTGAGGTTATCGCCAATATTAACGTATCCACGTGGGCGGCCGCTTTTAACCTGGACAAGCAGCAGATGGAGGCGCAGATCATTTCTGTGCCTAAGTCGCGTATTAATATCGACGGGGCGCAGGCGATTCTGACGACGAAGGATTTCTTCGTTATTGCCGACAACTTGCTGGAGAACACGAGCCAGCCGAACCCCGTCAGCCTTGGCCAGAACTACTTCCTGCACCATTGGGAGGTTATTTCTGCTTCACTGTTCGTGCCCGCTGTCCTGTTCTGGACGGGGGCTGACGACGAGAAAGTCAACATTGTGACGCCCAAGAACCTTGAACTCAAACCGGATGCGTTCCGTCATGCAGATGGTCGTCCCGTCAGTTCTACTGATAAGATGAAGCCGGGTGAGAACGGGTACCTCACCTATTCGATTGCTGGCACGGACCTGCCGAGCGACGCTGAGATCCCGGTTGACTTCTCCATGACGGGGAACAGGAGTCCGAGGACGCGCGTGTACAACGACGGTGTGTTCGTGATCGCATCGGATGAGACGGCGACGAGCGTGACCATTTCTGGTAGGATTGTTGGTGGAGGCGCACTGAAGGCGAACGCCGACCAGGCGAAGGCGGGCGGTGCGTTTTCGTGGTCGCTGGAGATTGATCCGGCGCCGAAGGTCTGGCCCAAGAAGTAAGCCGGGCCTCATTGCTCCGGGCCCCCTCCCCGATTCGGGGAGGGTGGCCCGGATTTTTATCTTGTGCTATGCTGGTTTCGCCTCCGGTCAAGGGATGGATCGGGAGTGGGTTGGGAATCAGCCATGGCCCCGGGGAGTTCTTGCCACCGTTCTTCGCCCCGGGGCCGTGGTGTATCATTTTGCTATGAATGCTATTACCCGCCCGCCGAAGGATATCGGAGATTTTGGGCTCAATTTCGATTATTCCATTTGGACGCCGAACACTGACGTTTATTTGTGTAATGTTCCATGGGATGCCACTTACCGCGACGTTGTGTGGTGGGATAATTATGATGAGTCGTTCGAGGCGATTGTTCATGGTCATAAGAAGCACAGCACGTGGACGCAGATTCACGGCTTGACATACTGTGCTCAAGGGCGCCCGATTCGTATTGATGTGCCGTTCTCCAAGGCGAACACCTACAATTATCTTATTGCCAGAAACAACGAGGATCACGTCAATTCGCGGAATACGTTCTACTATTTCATTACATCAGTAGAGTATGTGGCTCCGAATACCACGGAGATTACCGTACAACTCGATGTGTGGCAGTCTTATATGCACGAGTGGGAAATCACAAGGTGTTATGTCGAGCGATCACATCTTGGTATTGCTGCCGAAGAGGCGTGGACTGACAATGGGCGCCGCTACCTTACGGCCCCTGAGGGGCTTGACACTGGGGCTGAGTACATAGTCGGTGACGTGTGGCGAGAATTCGTCGCCGCGACACCTGTCCCCGAGGAGGGTCAGGAGTATGACACGGCGAATTATGACGTCGTTGTCACCTCCACGGTTGATTTGGAAGAGGACTACGGAAGTGCCGACGATCCGAAATTCACGACGGCGAAAGGTAGCATTGCCGAGGGCCTTCCGAATGGTTGCGCCGTTTATGTTATGCCGGTCGATGCTTTTACCACGATGGCGGAAGCACTGTCTTACGCGCCCTGGGTGGCCCAGGGTATTGTGAGCATCACTGCTATCCCGAATGGTGTCATCGATTGGGATAAACTTGAAGGTCGAAAGACTAAGTTGCCCGATGTTCCGCACGACGGTAAGAGCGCTGTGAACGCAGACGTATTCGTCGCTAAAAAAGGGTTCGGCGATGCTTTCCAGAATAATAAAACCATTGAACTTGCTGCACCGTTCCGGACCGACACCCACATTCCGGACCGGTATAAGCACTTGTGGAAATTCTATACTGCCCCATATATGTGGTTTGAGCTGACGACGTTTACTGGGACGCCGCTCATGATCCGCCCTGAGAGCATCGTGGATTGGAAATTCAATGTGACCCAGTGGGCCCATATCGTGCCGCCGAACCCTCGGATCATGTTCACGGTGAACAATTTGAACGCCTCATCTTTCGGTGTCACGGACTACTGGAATGGGCGCTCTGAGCATTTCGACGTGATGACGGGTTTCGCGAATTTCCCCACCTTCACGCTCACGAATAATTCATATCTCATGTACACGGCGTCCAACGCGCATCAGATCGCCTACCAGCGGCAGAGCGCTGAATGGGGGCAGCAGAAGGCGTTGCGCGGGGCCTCGACGCAGTTCGCTCAGGCTCAGGCTTCTATGCAGCAGGGCACCGACATGACAAACCTCGGGAACGCCTATAACACGCAGATGACGCAGTATAATGCTAATCAACAGTTCATGAGGTCCGGTGTGAACGCGATCGGGTCAGGGGTTGCCAGCGCTCTGGGTGGCAATATTCTCGGAGGGGCGATCAATGCCCTTACTCAGGGTTACAATATGGGCAACGAGTATGGCACCGCCCTGGAGAATAATCGTATGCGAGCCGAACAGGCCAGTGCGATGACGAACCTGAAGAATTCTTATGGTCGTTACTTCGCCGACAGTAATCTCCAGATGGCCAAGTTCGCTGCCAACGGGGACTACGCCAATGCGATCGCTGGCATCAACGCCAAGATACAGGACAGTGATGTCATCGCCCCCACCACGTCGGGGCAAACGGGCGGGGATGCGTTTATGTTGTCGGCTGAGGGATGGCAGATTGTGCTACGTCAGAAACTTATCGATATTGGCACGATGGTACGTATTGGGGAATTCTGGCTCCGGTATGGATACGCCATGAATGTTTTCAACCGGCCGCCGAAGAATTTCCGTTGCATGGAAAACTTCACGTATTGGCAGATGAAGGAGACCTATATTCGCTCTGCGACGTGTCCCGAGGGGTTCAAGCAATCGATTCGTGGTATATTTGAGAAGGGTGTGACCGTGTGGCACAAGACTTTTACCATCGGGAGCGCGCTTATTGGGGACAACGAACCATTGAAAGGAATTCACCTTGACTTCACCTGATGTTAATAAGCAGAATGATTGGGTGGCCAGCAAGATCTACCGCCCCTTCAATGAGGGGCAGGGTGCTGGTTATAAGCTGAATCCGGTCCAGACCCGCGAGACCCAACTTATCGCGATGTACGAGCGTATTCTCATTGAGATGTGCTCCAACAGATTCAAATGGGTCGGCATGCCGGATACTGTGGACCTGCGGTTTTTGGAGATGACGCTTCTGCGGGATGCTCTCACCGTATTCTATTTCGATGAAGAATTCCAGCGCTTCATGACTCTGCGGGCCACTGGGCTCGGTGAGGTTAATATGTATGACAACCCCACCGGCTACACCGTGTACGGGAACCAGGTTTTCTCTCGACAGTTGTCCGGCAGTGAGTGCGTGCCGATTTGGGCCAACCAGACGCGTATCCCCGATTGGGATATTATTAGCATGTATTCTCAGCGTCTCGCTGCGTTGGATCGAACGCTTGAGATTAATATGTTGTCGGCGCGGCACCCGTTCGTGTTCGCCGTCAATAACAATGAATATAATTCGATGGTGCAAGCCTTCAATAAAGTCGTGGAAGGCCAGCCAGTTATTTTCGGGACCGAGGCCCTGAGTGCTGAGTCCATGGCGGAAAAGATTTCCCTGTTCGATATCGGTTATAAACCGAATCAGATCAAAGATGTTATGGACGCCAAGGTTCGTACGTGGAACGAGACGCTCACGCTGCTGGGCATCATGAATGTTAACTCCGAGAAGCGTGAGCGCATGGTTGTCGAAGAAGCCTCGGGGGCGTCGGGGCAGGTGCTCGCCATGCGTGCTGTTGCGTTGAACGAACGGCAGCGGGCGTGCGAGCGGATCGGCAAGATGTATGGGCTGGAGGTCATGTGCGAGTGGAATCTGGATGAGATGACGACCGCGGAGAATGCTGCCATGGGTGCTGTTGCCGGCGGGCTCGCCGACCAGAACCCCGGTCTTGGCAGCACTGACTTGGAGGAGATGCACAAGAATGGCTGATTTCACGATTGAACTGCGCGAGGTGATTGCGCGGCAGGGTGTGGAGAATATTGGACTGGAAAGTTATCCAATCTTCGACGAGCAGTATCGCGATTTCCTGAACCAGAAGATCATCGACCACTACTACTATAATGAGATTGGCCTGGAGAGCGTGGACATGTTCGTGCGGCAACTTCGTACGAAAATGAACGAAATCATGCCGTACTATAATAAGTGGTATGAGGCCGAGTTGATCAACATCGACCCCCTCCTCACCCAGGACATACACACCAAGGGCGACCAGGAGTCCAGTGGTCGCAGTTCCGGGAAGCAGAGCCAGGCCGCTAAGCAGACGACGACCACTGTGTCAGCGACGAAGGCTGCCGCGAGAACAGTGCAGTCCGAGACTCCGCAGGTCAGGTTGTCGGGCGATGGCGACTACGCAACCGCCGCCAACGACAATTCTTCGACATCGGATGGGACAAATGACGTGCGCGGCTCGACGTCGGGCGACTCGTCTCAGTCAGGCGAGTCGTCGCAGCGCGGGTCTCAGGAGTCGCGTTCATGGGGTTATACTGGTCACGCGCCTCAGTTGATTGCGGCGTGGCGGGAAACGTTCACGAACGTTGATATGATGGTGATCACTGAACTCCAGGAGCTATTCATGAGCGTGAGAAGCAGCAACGATTCTCTCACTGGGAGGAGGTCTACCTATGGGCTCTGGTACTGAACCCTACAACCCTAATGATATCGTTAAAGATGGTGATTACCTTCTTGTACCGCCCGATTATAGGCTTACTAATACGGTTCCGTTCACATATCGTGACGGCTACACGTACCTCCAGATTTTGGAGGAACTTCGCAAGTGGGTTAATAATGGCCTGCGCGACAACCTTTCCAACAACTTGGAGAATCTCGCCGCCGACTACAACATGAGGGTCACTCGCCTCCTCGGGGACGTCCGCAAGGAACTCGAGCAGTACCACGCACTGCCTGAACAGTTGCGGGAGCAGATCGCGGAGTCGGTGCGCAAGTACGACGAGGAATTCAGGCGTTTCCAGGAGACGCTGACCCAGTGGACCAAGCGCCAGTTCAAGGACGATAAATTCAAGGTCTTCAACTGGCTGACCGGCGAGACCTGCGAACTCAGTGAACTAATCTCGGACCTTCATAACAGGTACACGGTTCATGGTCTCCTGGCCGACGATTTGTCGCGCATGGGGTGCACCGCCGGCGACATTGATAGTTGGCCGGTGAGTATCAGCGAGCTGGAAACCGAGGGCAAGAATTTCCTCACCCATTTCGGCACGTGGATGTTCTCGCCCGTCACGGGTAAGTACTGTAGTCCACAGGACGCTATTTTAAGCCTCATGGAGTATGTGTCCACCGGAACAGGCATCATTTCTCATACCGCCCAGCAGATCGAATCTATTTCTATGCAGGACCTTCAGAACAGGAGAGTAAACTAATGCCCGCCACCAACAAGACGAACAACTTCCAGCTGCCGCTGTATGTAGCATCCGATCACTTCAGTGTTCTCGGTGACCTGAACGGGGCCATGAACAAGATCGACGAGAACCTTGGAAGTGCGCTCACTCAGGCACGCACCGCATCCCGGGACGCCACATCGGCTCTCACCGCCGCCAACGACGCCGCCGAGAACACCCATGTCGCTAAGGAGAGTGCTCAGTCGGCGCTCGCCGTCGCCTCCAACGCCAAGGGTGAGAGTTCCAGGGCGCTGGAGAAGGCGACCAGCGCAGCCAATGTTGCAGACACGACGGCTGCGGCGGCCCGTGAGGCGTCCACCAACGCCGCGAACGCGCTCGCGCAGGCGACTGACGCGACGGGCAAGGCCAACGCCGCGGCGCAGCAGGCCAACGGGGCTAGCGCGAGTGCGTCGTCGGCTCTGGAGACGGTGCAGTCACTGTCGAGCCAGATCAATGAAGCCAAGGCCGCGGGAGATAGCGCGAAGACTGTACGCACCCGTTACAAGAAACTGAAGTCCGGCACCGGGGAGCGGACTGTTCGGGGTTCGCAGGAGCAGAATACGGTCGTGTTCAGTGGATCGATTCATCTTGACCCGAATGATGTGATTCAGTGTCACGCTCAGATTCACCACAATTCGCGTGCTGTGCATGATCTGCACTGGGGCATCAAGTGCCAGGGTCCGAGTGGTGTGGCCGAGTACAGGTTTAACGCGGCGGTTCCGGGGGCCTTCAACGGTGCATATATTTATAGCACAGTGGACGGCTTCTTCCATGCCGATGAGGGCGGCGGGGACTACGTATTCTCGTTGTGCTTCCTCGGTCCGAATGATAAGGATACTCGAGTCTTTCTGGATAACACATTCCTCGAACTGCACTGAGGTGTTGCAGCGCGGCGCCCTGCTGGGTCTCCAGCAGGGCGCTATACTGTGCTTATGGCATTCGACGATACACATAAGGCATGCATCATTGCTGTGCTTGCCACTGTGGAGGCCGGTAACGACTATGGCATCATCAGTGCGCCGGATACGCTGTCTTTGGGGATCGGGCAGTGGACGCAGGGGCGCGCCTACGACTTGTTGAAGCGGTTCCCGGGTGGAACGTCGTTCGGCGGAACGGTGGATGGTTGGCTTGCTGAGGGGCGGGATTCGTGGACGATCGGGTCGCGGCAGTACTCGTACCTGAATGGGGCGGATCGTGCTGCGTTGTCGGGGGCGTTGGATTCCGAGACGGGGCATAAAATTCAGAACTCTCAGATGCTGGACGACTTGAATAATGATTATATTCCCAGATGTCAGGAACTCGGTCTGGATACTGAGAATGAGACGGAGGCGGCAATGCTACTCATTGTCGTCATGCATCGGTGGGGTAATTATGCGAAGATTCTGAAGCGGTTGGTGAATGCGTGCCCGCATCCGGCATCGCTGGATGACATGGCAGCTGCTATTAAGTACGAGGGTGAGTGGTACGCGGTCGGACAGCGCTATGAAGTCGCCTATGACATGATTTCCCGTCTGGAAACCAATGGCATTACGTTGAATCCTGGCGATTCGCAGGATCATTCGGGAAACGCCGCGGCGGATAAGGCGGCCGATGCGAAGAAAATAAAAAGTGTTGAGGACATGGGGGACGGTACCCTCAGAGTCAAATGCAATGACGGATCTTTCGCTCGATGCTATAGTGTGGGCACTGGTTATTGGAAGGCTTCTGCTAAAGGGCAGGACAAGGCCAGTGAGTCGGCGCAGAATAATGGGGCTGCACCGGGTGGCCCTGTTGGTGAAGGCATTAAAGCAATGACAAAACTCGCTTGGGATTCGATCGGCAAGTTTGAATACCATCAATGGTATAACGCACGGCTGCACCCGGACCAAACCGGGGTCACGGACTGCTCAGGTTTCTGTTGGTGGCTGTATATGACCTGCTGCAACATCGACATCGGTCCGGGTGGGACCGCGGAGATATATGGCAGCAGCACTGGGTGGGTCGTCGCGTCCGGGAGTGGGTCGTTCGATGCTGCGGATCAAGTACGTGAAGGAGATCTCGTCGTGTGTCGGTGGTACTCTGGAGGCGGTCATATCGAGTATTGCACCGGAGGTGCCGGCGGGTGGGAGAGTATTGGGGCACGGGGGCCTGATGGCCATCCGGAGCCGAATAGTGGGTCGTTGTCCATGTTTGCGGGGTGTAGTTGGGAGTTGAGGCGATATGTCTAGGAAGAAAAAGTTCTCATATTACTCCTTTGATCGGATACTGTCTTATAATGCTGTTATTAACATGGTTATGGGGGCCCGCGGCCTAGGCAAAACCTACGGTGCCAAACGAATGGTCATCCGAAACGCGCTAGAAAAAGGTGAGCAATTCGTCTACCTGCGCCGCTACAAACCCGAACTCAAGGGGTGCAAAACATTCTTCGCGGACATCGCCCACGAATTCCCCGAGTACGAATTCAGAGTGCATGGCACTGAAGCACAGTATCGGGGGCCACTCCCCGACGAGAAGGATCCTTGGCTCACAATGGGTTACTTCCAGGCGCTGAGTGTGTCGGCGAGCGCCAAATC